CAGTGTACTTCTTGCCACCAAACTGGTTCTTGCCGAAGGCACCGAAGGTGCTGCCGCCACCGCCGGACGATCTGCCAGAAGATGTGCCACCACCGGAAGACGTGCTGGTGCCGCCTATGCCGCCCCTGGAACCCGCAGGTGGTCCGCCTATGCCGCCCCTGGAACCCGCAGGTGGTCCGCCCGGTGCGCCCGGTTCCGGCACCGGGCCGCTGTTTTCGCAGCAGCAGCATTCTGCCGCACTGCCTTGTCCCATACTGGACGGCTTGCTGGCAGCGTTTGCCATAGCGCCTGCGGTCGAAGCAGAAGCCTTGCCCGCGTTAGCAATTTCCTTGGCCAAGTCCTTCCATGCCTTGGCAACATCGGCCAGCACGGTTTCGATCTTCGTCAGGGACTTCACCAGTTCCTTGACCACATCGTCTGCATTGATGGTTTCATCCGACAGCTTCTTCATGCTGTCTGCTGCACCATCAGTGCTGGTTGCTGTGGAACCCATGGTGGTGTTGGCGCTGGACAGGTTGGTGTTCAGCTGGCCGACAGCATCGCCCGCACCACCGGCTTCATCTTCCAGCTGTGCCAAGGCCAAGTTCATGGCCTTCTGTTCCTTGCGCTGATCCTTGATCTGCTTCTTGTATTTTTTCACCTTGTCGGTCAGGTCTTCAACTTCGTCCTTGGCCTTTTCGGTGGTTTCCGCAGCTTCGCCGGTCGCGCCGGTCCACTCGCGCCAGACCTTGATCGCGTTTTCCGTGTTGCCGGTCAGCACCACCATGGCGACAGCCAGCCCGGTGATGACGCCAGTGATCAGCAGAATCTTCGGATTAGCGAAGGCGATGGCCAGCGACTTCACGCTGGCAATGGTTGCGGTCAATGCCGGTCCCAGCGTGGCCCAAAGTGACGTGGCCAGCGTGCTGATCGCAGGCACCATGCTGGTCAGGATCATGTTGGCCAGCGCCAGCCATGCCGGGGTGGCCAGCACGATTGCGCCGGTGGCCAGACCGATGGCGATGGACACCGTGTCAAGGTTCAGGCCGATGGCCGCCAGCGTGGCCTGAATGCTGTCCAGAACCACCTTGAAGATGCCGGTGATGAAAGTTCCAAGGCTGACGAACCAGTTATAAAGCGTGGACAGGGCGTCACTGGTCAGCGTGATGTAGATGATCAGCGAAGCCAGTGCCGTGCCGAAGAAGCCCAGTGGGCTGGTGCTGATGGCAAGGAACAGTGCGCGGATCGCCGTGGTGAAGCCGCCGGTCGCCAGTGATGCGGCAGCCATGGTCGTGGTGCCGCCGGTGATCGTGAAGAACAGGCGCGTCAGGGCCGTGATCGCCGTGGGAATCGCGCCAGCTGCAAGGCTCACACCGATGGCTGTGGACACAGCCAAGATGGCGGGTGCCAGTTCAGCAAGCCCACGAAACAGCAAGGCAATGCCGTCCACCGCTGTACGGATTGCCGTGGTCAAGCCAGCATCACCAAGTTCGATGACGAATGCTTCCAGTGCGGAATAGGCAGCAAGGAACGAACCGTTCAGGTTGTCGTCCATCACGTCAGCCATCTGCTTGGCCTTGCCAGCAGCGCCATCCAGTTCCGTGCGCAGGGTCTTGATACCGTCCACGTTCTGCGTCAGAACCTGCAACGCCGGGCCGCCGCGATCGCCAGCAATCTGCATGGCCTGCGCAGCCGTCAATCCCGCTTCAGACAGCCGTGACAGCACGGTGGACAGTCCCTGCGTCTGCGGGTTGACTTGCTCCATCGTCAGCCCAAGGTCAGCGATGATGCCCTTGGTCATGGCCGAAGGGTTGATCAGCGAAGTCAGGGTCTTCCGCAAGCCCGTGCCTGCGGTGCTGCCTTGCAGACCAGCGTTCGACAGCACGCCAATGGCCGCGCCTGCTTCTTCCAGTTCAACACCCAGCGCCGAAGCAATCGGTGCCACGAACTTGAAGGCATCGCCCAGCTGGCGCACGTTGGTGTTGGATCGGTTGGACGCCAGTGCCAGAACGTCCACCACGCGGGCTGTCTGATCGACTTCCAAGCCCATGCCGGTCAGGACGTTGGACGCAATGTCAGCGGCGCTGGCAAGGTCCAGTGCGCCTGCCTGCGCCAGCGTCAGGGTGCCTTCGATTGATCCCAGCACCTGATCTGCGTCGAAGCCAGCGCGGGCAAGGAACTGCATACCTTGCGCGGCTTCACTGGCGCTGAAGCGGGTGGTCGCGCCCAGTCCCTTGGCCTTCTCCCGCAGCTGGTCGAACTTGTCTCCGGTCGCGCCCGTGATGGCTGTCACCGTGGACATTTCCTGCCCGAAGTTGCGCAGGATGTTGACGCCAGCGAAGACAGCTGCCGCCGTGAACAGTCCCTTGACTGCGGACGCGGCGCTGTTGGCCGCTTTGCCGATGCCGGTGATTTCCTTCTGGGCACCGCGTGCCTTCTTGGCAACACCATCCAGATCATCCTTCACCTTCTTGGTGCCGGTGCTGGCGCGGGAAGGGTCCACGATGACGTTGATCTTGTAGTCAGCCATGCTTCGGTGTCCTTCGGCGGTTGCCAGTCATGCGATCTTCAGTCCGTGCCCGCTTGGCCTTCTCCTGTGATTCGCGCCGCCAATCCATGTAGGCGTTATCCATGGCGCGGACGCATGTGCAGAAGTGGTCAAGCATCAGACCTTTAAGTCCGTGCAAGTTACCATAGTGCACAATGGCGGTCCATGGAATAGGCAGCATGTCGCCCATGGCGCTGTAGTTGCGACAAGTGGACAATTCGAAGAATGCCTGCATGTAGAACTGATCGCCCGGCAGGACTTCTGGTTCGTCCAGATACCAGTCCGGCAGATCACGTCCCTTGGCGATTGCCGCTTCTATGGAAAACCCGTCCCGTGAAAGACGGGCTTCCCACAGCAATCGCTTGGCTAGTTTCCCGGTTCTGCCGGTTCGCCCGGTTCGGGCAGCCCAATGTCATCACCCACGTTCATGAAGTTGGCGGGTGTCATGCAGAAATTCCGCAGGCGGTCGAAGATGAAGTCCGGCAGCGCCGTCAGGAAGTCGTGGCAGTTCTGCTGGCTGAAGGGAACAGCCTTGCCGCTGGCTTCCACGACATCATCCCAGCCCTTGATCACGAAGCGGGAATAGGTGTCCCGGTCCTGCTTGCGGGTGGCGGCCAGCATGTTGGCGTCAGCCTTCTGACGCGACAGGCGCGTCAACTTGGCGCTGTTCTTCAGCACGTAGTTCAGAAGTTCTTCGTTGCTGTCGTTGGCTGGCAGCACGAACAGGGTGGGCGATCCTTCCAGTTCGTCAATGATGAAGGGAACAGGCTTGCCATCGAACTTCAGCTTGGCAACATTGGAAAAGTCAACCATCGGGATGTCTCCTGTGTCGGGATTGTCGGGGAACGGGCGGCCAGCTTCCCGACAAAGCTGGCCGCCCCAGTCTGCGCAAACTGTTCCGGTTATGCGCCGCCGGTCACGTTCGGCAGGTACGGGAAGAAGGAAACACCCATAGAGGTTTCCAGCGTGTCGTCCTTGAACGCTTGGGCGGCCACATTGATCAGAACGCTTTCATTCAGCGGGAATTCCATCGAACCATCGCCCAAGGTCATGGACGGGATGTCGATGGCCACGCCGCCGTCATCGTTCTTCAACAGCATGTCCATGGTCACGGTCGTGTTGTTGCGGATCGCGTCCACCACATCCGAATTCGTGAAGACCAGCTGCGCTTCGATGTCGATTTCGAAGTTGCCGCTGTTCATGTACCGGGCACCCAGTACACCCAGAACCTTTTCCGGGGACACGTTGTTGTTGATGTTCAGCGTCATTTCCTTGAAGTCGGTCGTCATGCCAGTTTCATCCACTTCCGTCACACGCAGGCGTGCAATGTCGGACGTGGTGTTCAGGGCCGACTGGCGAGTCACCTTCTTGGCGGTCGATGCGCCGGACTTGCGGGTGGTCGTCGGCACTTCGGTGTCGGTGCCGATGAAGCCGAAGCTGATAGTGGCCTTGTCCTGTCCGGGCAGGTTGATCGCCATGGTGTTGCAGAAGTTGCCCAGCGCATAGACATATTCGTCAGTGCCTACACCACCAAGGTCCGGCATTTCACCTTCGAACTGGAACGTGCGTTCCAGATAGTCAGCATCGTCGGTTGACACGTTGCGGACGAAGCGTCCGAAGAAAAGGTCAATCTGACGGGCGGTGCCGCCAGCACCAGTGCTGGTGCCATCGTCGGCCACGTAGGTGCTGGTCTTCTTGTCCAGAACGATCAGGTTGGCTGCCACGGACACGATCCGCGCCAGACCGTAGTTCACGCTGGCGTTGGCCTGCTGGAAGAACTGGTTGGCCGCAACAGCGCCGCCGATCCAGATGAACTGGCCAGCGGTCAGGTCCAGCGTGGTGAAGTCCAGCGTGGTGCTGATCAGGTTGCCATCGCTGTTGATTTCGAAGTCACCGGCTGCGCCGCGCACGCCAGCCACTTCCAGTGTGACGTTGTTGGCAGCGGTGAAGGTTTCAGCGGTCAGCGAAGACGTGACAGCGATGCTGGTGCCGGTCGAACCAGTGTCCACCACGTGCAGGCCGTTGTTGGCGTCATTGGTTGCGCCACGCACGTAGACAAGGGTGCCAGCTGCAAGCGATCCGCCGGAAGCCACGACGAAGGCACTGGTCGTGCAGGAAGTCGGCGCGAATTCGGTGCCACCGGCGGCAGCTGCGAAGCAGAAGCCTTCGATGAAGTCCAGCGCCGAAGCCATGGTGAAGTCCGCTTCGAACTCCACGGCGCTGTCAAGGTCAACGATGGTTCCCTTGCGGCGCTGCTTCAGCCTGGAAATGGGCGACCGTGCCACGGTCGTGATTTCAGCACCGAAGGTGTCGATGCTGTTTGGCTCTGTCTGCTGCCATGCGGTGCCAGCAACGCCAAGGCTGGATTCGATGCAGTAGTTCAGCGCCACATTGTTGGTAAGTACGCGGGCCATCTTGTGCTGTCTCCTATTTCACTTCTTCGTGGTAGAAAGCCACTTCAACATTGGTCTGATCCCACCGGCCATCCACACCGATGCGGCGGCGCTGGGCGTCAAGATACACAACACCGTCAGCCCGGACACCTTCGAACATATCACGGATGTGTTGCACAATTCCATCGGTAACTTGCACGCCATTGCCTGCGGTGTCAAACACTTGGAACAGGATGGTGCCGCGCCGATCATAGCGCCGGTTGCCTGTCTTGCCCAAGGTCTGCTGCTGACTGTCGGACCACAGGACAATCATGCGCAGCCATGGGCCGGTCGCGGGCGGGTCGTAGGGTTCGTTGCGGAACGTGACTTGCGATGCCGCCCAGCCGGTCGGCAGATTGGCCACCATCCGGGCATAGATCGCTTCGGTTGCTTCGTTGTTGGTCGTCATCTGCTTGCCAGTCCTGTCAGGTCAAACTTGACAGCCTTTTCGATGGCGTTCTGAACGAAGCCTGCCGGTGCCTGCTTGGAACTGCCTTCGTTCAGGCGGGTGATGTAGCGCACATTGTTCGACACGAAGACCAGTCCCCTTTCCAGCTTGTAGCTGCTGGCGACAGACAGGATGCCAGCTTGCTGGGCTGCTGTGTTCACGCTTTCACGTGTAGCCACTGGCTGATCCACCGGCTGGCCGATTGCAGGCACCCAGTTGGCGCGTGCCCAGCCGACATCCACCGGCGTGGTGGCAATAAGGTTGGAAGTCACGTCCAAGGTGATCTTCTTGACCACCCGTTCCGTGACTTCCGTCAAGATTTCGATGACACGCTTGATCTGTCGGTCGTGATCGTCGGCCATCACCTTACCTTACTTGTTGTCCTGATCCTTGCCGCCGGTGGCGTCCTTGCTGTTGCCGACAGGTTCAGGCGAAGTTGCCGGTTCGGTCTTGCCTTCACCACCTTCGTCACCCTTGGTGCTGTCACCAGCAACCGCAGCAGCTTCTTCAGCTGCCTTGGCTTCACGCATACCTTCGACAGCGTTCTGAACGTCTTCTTCCGACATCGCCATCAGCTGTTCGACTTCTTCAGCGGTCAGGCCGAATTCGTCCATCAGCTTCTGCATTTCGTCGTTCGGGACCACATCCGGCAGCCGCTTCGTTTCTTGGATTTTATGGCCGCGTTCTGCCCAGACCATGCCAGACACGATGTAGCCACCAGCTTCAAGCAGGCGGACGCGGCGGCACGAACAGGACATGACGCGCCACGGGAATTCCTGCCCGATGGCAAACGGTCGTCCTTGGAAGCGGAAGTTCTTCTTGGCCACATACTCCGTACGTCTGTGCGCTGTACACCAAACATCCACGCGGGTTGTGTCCTGGTTGGTCGTCTTGGGCTTCTTCGCCATGTCATTGTCTCCTGTCGGGGTTGATGCAAAAGCGCCGGGCAAGGGTGTTGCCCAAGCCCGGCGCGTAGCTGATCAGGTAGTCATCGTCACCGATTAGGCGACGATGGTGTCCCAGAAGAAGCCAAGGTCGGCAGACACCAGCTTCTGGTCGAAGGCCATTTCGATTTCCACACGATCAGATGCTTCCTTTTCGATGCGGAACTTCTTGATGCGGCCACCCATGGCACCTGCACCCATATGGCCAGTCCAGCTGAAGGTGTAACCAGCAGTCGGAACCATCAGGCCGGGCGACGGTGCGGCGTAGCACAGCAGCGCCTTCTTGCCACCGATGAAGGAATGTGCAGCCGTCTGGCCTTCCTTCGCGGTGTTTTCGATGCTTTCCATGACGAACACGCGGTCCACCTTGAACAGACGGGCAAGATCTGCCGTGGTCACATCAGCCGGGCCACCGGGCGTCTGGCCGTACTTGATACGGTCCACGATGTCCGGGTGATCATACAGGGCGTCCGCGACGGCTGCGCCCAGCACAAGGGTGTTCGGCTTGAAGCCGGTCGATTCCAGAACGGTGCGCTTCGCTGCCCGGATGTTTTCAATCGGGATGGACGAAGCATCGTTCCACTGAAGCACCTGCGAACCAGTCGGGGAAGACGCAACGCCGTCCCAGTCGTTGGTCCAGATGCCGCCGCCAAAGTACTTGGACACGAACAGCTTTTCGCGCTTGATCAGCGCCTTGTGCGTGACAAGGTTGGTGGCATCGCGGTCCGGGTTCACCTGCATGTCGGTGTTGTTGCGGACCTGATCAGGGATGTCGTGGTGGAAGGCGTAGACCGGCGCGAAGTAGGTCGGCGTGTTGTCCAGTTCGTAACCGGAACCAGCCGACTCCGTGCCGGGTGCACGTTCTTCCATTTCATCCCGGTTGAAGAAGCTGCGGTCGTAGGTGTAGTACCGATCCGACTGCTTCGACACAGGGATGTTCGGGAACACACGGTCAGCAACGAAGCTGGATGCGTCCTGAAGGTAAGCGATTGAAATGTTCGTCAACGGGCTGTTGACATGAACGTCACCGGGTGTGGGCTGCATTGTCGTTGTCTCCTATCTGATCAGCCGAATTAGGCCAGA